GTTTCCCAGTCACGATCCGCAGGAGTAATCTGAAGCCCTTGATAATCAGGAGTCTTTGTAATGAATTCATCGATACGATGTTTACCATGACTCTTAAGAAACTCTTGAGCTAAGGAATAGAGGTTTCCTGGAGTTACAACACCTGTCTGCATGAATGCTGGATTCATAAGAGTCTGCATCATCAATACAGCTTGTTGTTGTCTCTCAACTTTGCTTTGACCAAGGATATCTACCTTAATCTCGAAATCAAATTCTCCACGAAGGGAATCTTTTGAAATCCCCTCACCAAAAATAGGTTCTCCGCGCTCGCCCATAACTCTGTAATAGACTTCCTCTGGCATACGTTGCCTTGTGAGTCTAAACAAACACTGCAAGAATTTATTCAAACAACGAGCTAATCGGTCAAAATGAATCTGCAATTGAATCGAACTCTCAGAGCTCAGTAAATTTGCTCCTGTTGCGTTCCTAACCGCTCCAACCTTATCTGGAGTAATTCCTAACTGAAGGTCGCCAATACTAAGCAAACGTTCTGCATATCCCTGCAGATTCTGCTCCTCACGTTCTCCAAAACCTCCAAGGTATGGAAATTGCATCATCTTAACGTCATTAGGATCATCGATAGGATATAAAGTCCCTGGTTCGATATTGATCGTGTCAGCCTTTAGACCACTTGTAGCTCTATAAAAACCCATTGGCAGCGACGCGATCGTTCCATTATCAACTCTCAAGTTATACAGAGCATCTACAGAGTTAGAAATAGACCATAGAAGTTCTGCGACTCCTACACCATTTGTTCTATCTGGATAACGAATAAAGTCTGCTTTAAAGATAGGACGGATCCCACTAGGACTAATTCTATGTAAATAAGTCCACCCAAGAATCTCCTTGGTTCCAGAGTGAAACCAAGCAACAATCTCTTGAGGCATTGCTTTAACGTCATCTTTGAGTTCGTCTTCATTCACTTGCTCTTCAACGTAAGCTTTTCCATACCACTCATAAACGATATGTTCGTCCTTACGGTCAAACCATTCATCACCCTCATTACCATCCATACGACGCTTTTCTTCTTTAACGTTCGTATAGTCGTTTTGAGTTGTGATATCACTCTGACCACCACGCTCAAGAGCTCGCTCAACAGCGTCTACATCGAACTGACCATTGTCAGCCATAATCTTCAAATCATCTTGCTGAATAACGCATCTCTGAATCACATAATCAGCAGTTTGTGGATCTGCTTGACCACGAGGTAGCACAATATCTTCAATATTAGCTCTAGAGATAATAGGACATTCAAAGACTTCAGACGTAACTTCATCTTCTTCTTCAAAAGTCACCTTAGTCTCAACACGACCTGTGAGATTCTCACGGTCAAATATTTCTTCTGATTCTGTAACTTTAACAGGAACAGAATCCATATATTCATAGCGTTCTTTATGCCAAGATACTTTTAAGTACCCACTACCTTCGAAAACGACGTCCCAAAGCCAATCATCCATGACATCTTTAATTCCAGACTTATGGTTAGCCCAGTTAAACACTGTCCAGTCCATAAACTCTTTTACAGATTGTTCCTTTTCAGAAAATGCTTCACGACGAGCCTTAACTGCAAACAGTCCAGACTGATCACTAAACACTTGGAACAATCTTGCGTGAATTGCCTTGCCAAAAATCAAGGGCATTGGAACGTGGAAGTTGGCGCTGTTTTCCCAAGGTCCTTCTTTTGGGTCGGGAGTCAAGTTTCTCCAAATTCCAATCCAGTTCTCTCGGCGACTAAGATAGTCTTCACGATCAATATTAGATCGACTCCAAGAGTCCTGAACTCGTCTCGATAAGTATTCCAGATCAATAGAATCTAAAGCCATCGTCTTATAACGATCAGGGGTTACATTTTCTTTATCTTCTTCTGCCATTCGCTTCTCCTATTATGACCATAAGCTTCTAACGCTCTTTATGGGAGCTGCCCTACGGTTACTGGTAAAATCTTTAGGGGTAAGCGTAAGAGAAACCTGCATGACGGCGTCAAGAATATCATCATTTCGCTTAACTGGTTGATCTTTAAAGTCTTTACCACTTCTTCTACTGTATTTAGCCCACGCATACGTTTCGATTTCATTTAAAAAATCGTCGTTATCGACGATATCAAAAACAAAGAAATCTGGTCTAATCTTTCCATCCCTGTCCCTAACAGTAAGCCAATTCTTCAATGACTCAATCTTTCCTTTGACATTTTTTGGGGGACACTCAAGTTTTGGACCACCTGCGCCATTTGGACCTATTATCGAGTTAATTTCTTCTCGCGTAGAAACCCTATCTCTCACATGATTCTGAATACTTTTACCAGTCAAAGGAGCATTAGCCGCATTATCAATAAGAGTGCGGACAATACGAGGTCCGCGATCATCTTTAATATCTAATCTCTCTCTATAAGCAAGGATCTCATGCGATAACTCAACAGCATCTCCATGAAGTAACCCACTTTGAAGCAATATCTTAGCTCCATTAGGTGCAAGACCAACCCAAGCAACACCCGCAGGTTTTCTTGGATGTGGATCAATAGACTCAAGAATCGGCCAATCATGTGGCCATTGAAAAGGCTGAATAACATGTGAAGACCTATTGAACGACTTAAATACAAGCCCCTCAAGTTCCATCGGCTTACCATCAAGACGAGCATCTCGCTCATAAGGATCTAACATGGCTGCAAACTCACTAAGTCGCTTCATACCAAGCTCTTTGTCGCCATCTCCTAAGTTATGGGCATTTTCTTCACTCTTTCCGATGATGAACTCGCGCTTAACACCGTCTTTATTCCCTGCCTCTGACTTCTTATACTCTTCAATCATCCAAGGCTGGACAATGGGGGTCCCCGTCATCAGGAAATCACCGCCTCTATCAGTCAATCCACGCCAAAGTGCTTTGAAGATAAAATGAGGAGGAGGCTCATCAGCCCAAACAAAGTCATAATCATTACCTTCAAAGATCATTGGGTCCTGATCATGACTATAAAAGTCCACAGTAGACCCCATTGGAGTCTTAATCGTCTTAAAAGCCTTGGCCTGGTTACGCTCAATAGTGCATTTAGCTAGCAATTGAGGTGGAAACCACTCTTTTATCTTGGGTTCTATCTGTTTCTTGAGATGGTTTTCAAAATCGACACAAACTACAGCAGCTTTAATAGGCGTTTTCACGTTTTTGAAGGGATGATCACCCATTAATCGCCATTTAAGCTCCATTGTACCTGCTGTACTCTTGCCAAAACGGTTTCCGCTCCAGACACAGACGAATCTAGCTTTAGATTTGTGTAGTTTTTCCTGTCCAGAGTGCATTCTCTCTAAATAGAACTCTGAACGCTTAGACTTTGAAGCCTCTTGAAGCTTTTTAACGTTAACTCCAAGGTTCCTAAGGTCAGCATCGCTCATTTCAGCGAGCTGAGACCGTTTAATACGGATCTTCGGTGTCTTCTTCGTCATCTTCTATAATCTCAAGCTCTGGAATGTCTTTTTCTGCACCTTTGATGTAGCTCATAATAGCCTCTCGAGGTGTATCAGCATCAAAACTAGCTACAGCATGCTTATTAACCGGGGCATACCCTGCACGATTAAGTAAATCCTTAGCTGCTTCTAAACGTATCTTAGCCTGTGCAGTGGGATCATTCATAATCTTCACAAGCTCAATAGCAGCTTCTGGAGCGATCCCTTGGAAGAAGTTTTGGACATCGGTCTTATTGTTTCTAAGATCCTCCATCATCTTTGCGACCTTCTTCAGCTCATCAAGCATATCGATAGCATCGATCATGGCGTCTTCTTTATAGTTTGACCCGTACTTTGTCTGATCTTCCTTAGAACGGATGGTGTGACCGTGAACACGTGTCTTACCTTGAGGGATATTCTTAATAGCCCTTTGCTTGTCTTTACTTATTTTCATGCCTAAGCATTGATATTAGTTTAGGAATCTCGTTATCACAAATTGTGATCTCAAAAATAAGATATAATATGGATATTATGATGTTAAGAGGCAACTACTCGGATTTAGTCGGTAAAAATGCACTGCCAGCACTTGGCAAAAAGGACAAGTCAGACAAAATGGTCGGCGGTTACAAAAAAGAGAAGAATTCTAAGAAGAAGTCAACTATTCAACATCGAAAGAAATTGCTCTCTTCTGCATCTCGATATCGATAAGCTCTGCAACCTTTAA